TTTAACTTAACTAAGATCTATCAGCAGATAGACTATAATGACTCAATGATTGATAGCCACTACACAACTAGAGGTAGCTTTAGTTGGAAGGATGGCATAAAGGACACTGAGGTAATATTTTCACCAAACAAGAACGGAAGGTTCTTAGTGGGATGGGTTCCAGAGTGGGGGCTTCAGAATGCATATACACAAAAGAACGGTAATAAGTATCCAGCCAATGAGCATATCGGGGCCTTTGGTTGTGATAGCTACGACATATCAGGTGTAGTAGGAGGGGGTGGTTCTAACGGTGCTTTGCATGGACTCACTAAGTTTAACATGGACAATGCTCCTAGCAATGAGTTCTTTTTGGAGTACATAGCTAGGCCACAGACAGCAGAGATATTTTTCGAGGATGTTTTGATGGCTATTGTGTTTTATGGTATGCCTATCCTTGCTGAGAACAACAAACCAAGACTGCTGTACTATCTAAAGAACAGGGGCTATAGGGGGTACTCTATGAATCGTCCCGATAAGGTGTATAACAAGCTATCTAAGACAGAGATAGAGCTTGGGGGTATTCCTAATACTAGCGAGGACGTTAAGCAGTCTCACGCCTCTGCAATCGAGTCACACATAGAGAAGTATGTAGGGATTGACTTAGACGGTACACACAGAGACACTGAGACGATTGGAATAATGCCATTCAATAGGACATTAGAAGATTGGGCTAGATTTGATATAACAAACAGAACAAAGCATGATGCTTCGATTAGCTCTGGGTTAGCCATAATGGCTTGTCAGAAAAACCTTTACCAGCCACAGCAAAAAGAGCAGTCAAAAATTATCGTTAAATTTGCATCATACAATAACAAAGGCATCAGAAGTGAAATCATTAGATGAAAGAAGTAAAAGTAAATATTAGTGCACAAGGATTCCCAAGTCAATTTGTTTCTGATGCTGAGAAGGCGTCTGATGGTTTTGGGCTTCAGGTGGGTCAAGCTATCCAATACGAGTGGTTCAAGAAAGATGGAAATCAGGGCAGGTATTATGGCCAATGGAGAGACTTTCATAAGCTAAGACTATACGCTAGAGGAGAGCAATCTACCGCCAAGTACAAGAGTGAACTATCTGTTGACGGTGACTTGTCTTACCTTAACCTTGACTGGACTCCAGTTCCAATAATTCCTAAGTTTGTTGACGTTGTTGTTAACGGCATGTCTGATAGGTTGTTTAAAATTAAGGCATACTCTCAGGACGCTATTTCTCAAGAGAAGAGGAGTCAGTTTCAAGAGATGATTCAGTCAGAGATGATTGCAAAGCCAGTTCTTGAGATAGTTCAAGAAAGGACTGGAATTAACCCATTTATGACGGACCCAGAAGAGCTACCTTCTTCTGATGAGGAGTTGTCATTGTATATGCAGCTCAACTATAAGCCTGCGATAGAAATAGCCGAGGAGGAGGCTATAAACACCTTACTAGAAGAAAATAAATATATAGACCTAAGAAAGAGGTTAGACTATGATTTAACTGTTTTAGGGATTGCGGTTGCAAAACATGAATTCCTTCCTGGATCTGGAGTTGAGGTGTCTTATGTAGATCCTGCTAATATTGTTTACAGCTACACAGAAGACCCACACTTTAAGGACTGCTTTTATTGGGGAGAGATTAAGACCCTTCCTATCACTGAGTTGATGAAGATAGACCCTAGCCTTTCTAAGGAGCAGCTAGAGGAAATATCTAAGAGCAGTCAGAGTTGGTATGACTATTATAACGTAGCACAGTTCTACGAAAATGACATCTTCCATCTTGACACCTGTACGTTGATGTACTTCAACTATAAGACCACAAAGAAGATTGTTTACAAGAGAAAAGTAACTGAGACTGGATCTGTTAAGTTTATTGAAAAGGATGACAGCTTCAATCCTCCAGATGAAATGATGGAGGAAGGTAAGTTCGAGAAGGTGGAAAAGACCATTGACGTTTGGTATAATGGCATTATGGTGATGGGTACTAATTACCTATTGAAGTGGGAGATGGCTGAGAATATGGTTAGACCAAAGTCATCATCTCAACACGCACTACCTAACTATGTTGCTGTAGCTCCTAGAATGTATAAGGGTGTTATTGAGTCTTTAGTAAGAAGGATGATTCCTTTTGCTGACTTGATTCAGATGACACACTTAAAGCTTCAGCAGGTAATATCTAGGGTTGTTCCAGATGGTGTATATATTGACGCTGACGGGCTTAATGAGGTTGATCTAGGTAATGGTCAAGCATACAACCCTGAAGACGCTCTTAGGCTTTATTTCCAGACTGGTTCAGTAATAGGAAGAAGCTTCACTCAGGATGGAGAGTTTAATAATGCTAGGATTCCAATACAGCAGCTAAGTAGCAACTCTGGCGCATCTAAAACACAGATGCTGTTGGCCAACTACAATCACTACCTAAACATGATTAGGACAGTAACGGGTCTTAATGAGGCTAGAGATGGAAGTACTCCAGACCCTAACTCATTGGTTGGGTTACAGAAGTTAGCAGCACTAAACTCAAACACAGCTACAAGACACATATTAGATGGCAGCCTGTATCTCTTCAGATCTATATCTGAAGGTCTTTCTTACAGAATAGCCGATATACTAGAGTATGCTGACTTCAAGGAAGATTTTATTAATAAAATAGGCAAGTACAACGTATCAATCTTAAATCAGATTAAGGACTTGTACCTGTATGACTTTGGTATCTTCATTGAGGTAGCACCAGACGAGGAGGCACAGGCGAAGCTAGAGCAGAACATACAAGTTGCATTATCTAGGAATGACATTAATCTTGAGGATGCTATTGACATTAGAGAGATTAAGAACATCAAGGTTGCTAATCAACTACTAAAGATGAAACGTAAGCAGAAGGATGATAGAGAGCAACAAAAGGCAATGCAGATTCAGGCGATGCAGTCTCAGCAGAATATGCAGTCTCAGCAGATTTCAGCAAGAACTGCAATGCAGAAACAGCAGATGGACGCTAGGACTAAGATGGAAGTAAAGCAAGCAGAGGCAGCATTTGATATTCAAAAGATGCAAAATGAGGCACAGCTTAAGATGACTCTTATGGCTAAAGAGTTTGAGTATCAGCAGCTATTAGCTGGCGTAAATTCTGAAGCCTTGAAGGGTAGAGAAGAAATAAAAGAAAAGGCTAAGGATGATAGAATAAGCCTACAGAATAGTCAGCAATCTAAGTTAATTGATCAGAGAAAGAATAACCTACCTCCTGTGGAGTTTGAATCCAATGAAGATTCACTAGATGGTTTCGATTTTGCTGAATTTAACCCAAAATAGTATAAATAAAAAAGTATTAATTTTGTACAAAATATAATCAAATGGAAATTAAAGTAAAAGAAGTTGATGGCGTAGAGAGCAAATCCAAACAAGAAGTAGAGGAGGCGTTACTAAGCCAGCAAGAAGAGCAGAATAGTGATGAACCTACTGAAGAGGTTTTCACTGAGAATGTAGTTGAAGAAAAAACTGAAGAGGTTAGTGCAGAGGATGCACAAATCACTCAGTCCTCAGAATTAAATGAGGAAGACGTTCTTTCATTTATTAAAAATAGGTACGACAAGGAGATTTCATCTTTTGAAGATTTGTTTGCTCAGAAAGAGAGCAATGAAGAAATCCCAGAGGATATTTCTGCTTACTTAGAGTATCGAAAAAAAACTGGTCGAGGATTTGATGATTACCTAAAATTAGGTAGAGATTTTGATTCAATGGATGAAGACCAATTGCTAAAAGAATATCTTGTTACAACAGAAGAAGGTCTTGATGATGAGGATATTGATGTCCTGATGCAGGATTATTTTTTTGATGAAGATTTAGACGATGAGTCTGATATCAAGAAGGTAAAATTAGCAAAGAAAAAAGCGATTGTAAAAGCTAAAAAGTTTTTCAACGAGCAGAAGAGTATGTATAAAGAGCCCCTTGAGTCAAGTACGGCATCCATATCTCAGAGCGAAACAGAAGAGCTTAAAGCTTATAAACAATATATAGAGCAATCTAAGAGCCAAGAGGAAGAGCTTAGGCGTAAGAGAGATTGGTTTTTGAATAAGACCGATAGCCTTTTCAATGATGATTTCAAAGGTTTTGAATTTAAAATTGATGAAAAGAACCTCACTTACAGCCCAACTTCGAGTCCTGAAGAACTCAAGAAGACTCAGTCCGACAGTTCTAACTTCTTAAAGAAGTTTATGAACAAGGATGGATTGATTGAGGATGTAACAGGATACCACAAAGCTATGGCAGTAGCCATGAACCCAGAAAGGTTTGCCAATTTCTTTTATGAGCAAGGCAAGTCAGAAGCAACTGATGATGTTACGAGAAAGATTAAAAATGTGAATATGTCTGATCGTAGATCACCTGAGTTGACTAAAAGAGAAGGGTTCCAAGTTCGCTCCGTAAACCCCGACTCAGGTCGAGGATTAAAAGTAAAGAGTAGAAACAAAAACTAAGACAAAAAACAATTATTATGGCAGGTTCAGTTCAAGCAACCCCAGGATTCGATATCCAGCCATCTGCACAGCAGGTAGCATTATCGACAAATTATATTTCTGATTTCAATTTTTTGAATCAGTATCTTCCTGACACTTACGAAAAAGAGTTCGAGCGTTATGGAAATCGTACAATAAGTTCTTTCCTCCGAATGGTAGGAGCAGAGCTTCCGTCAAACTCAGACCTTATCAAATGGGCAGAGCAAGGACGTTTACACATTAAGTATGACAGTGTAGGTACTGCTGCATCAGCAGGAGACGACACTGCTACTTTTCAAGTAAACGATACTCTTGATCCAAACAGAGCAACTCAAGGCTTAACTGCTGGAGCTATTGCTATTAGGGTTGGTCAGACGGTATTTATCTCTCAAAATGGAGGTACTAAAGGAAGCAATAAAGGAGTTGTCACTGCTGTTGATACAGCTAACGGACAATTTGATGTTGCATTCTATGAGGCTGGTGGACTAGCTGTAGCTGGTACAGGATTAGCTAATGCTGATGTGACTTTATTCATTTATGGTTCAGAGTTTAAAAAAGGATCTGAAGGAATGCAGGGATCTTTGGAGGCATCAGATGATATCTTCGAGAATAACCCAATCATCTTGAAAGACAAGTATGCTGTATCTGGTTCTGACATGGCTCAGATTGGATGGGTAGAAGTTACAACTGAAAATGGTGCAGATGGCTACTTATGGTACTTAAAGAGTGAGCATGAGACTAGATTGAGATTCGATGACTACTTAGAAACAGCAATGATTGAGGCAGTTCCTGCTGAAACTGGTTCTGGTGCTATCGCTGCCTCAGTTGGTTTAAAAGGGTCTGAAGGTATCTTCTACGCAGTAGAGAACAGAGGTAATGTGTGGGCAGGTGGAAACCCTACTACTCTTCCTGAGTTTGACACTATCGTAGCTAGATTAGATAAGCAAGGTGCTATTGAGGAGAACGTATTGTTCGTTGATAGAGATTTCTCTTTCGACATTGACGATATGCTTGCTTCATTGAACGGTTACAATGCATCAGGAGCTTCTAACGCTGCTTCTTTTGGTTTGTTCGACAATGATGCTGAAATGGCATTGAACTTAGGGTTCTCAGGATTCCGAAGAGGTTATGACTTTTACAAGTCTGACTGGAAATACTTGAATGATCCTACAATGAGAGGTGGTCTATCAACAGGAGCAGGTTCTGGTCGTGTGAACGGTCTACTTGTGCCAGCAGGTTCAACTACTGTTTATGACCAAATACTTGGTAAAAACGCTAAGAGACCATTCTTGCACGTTAGATACAGAGCTTCTGAAACAGAAGACAGACGTTACAAAACTTGGATTACAGGTTCAGCAGGTGGAGCCGCTACTAGCGATTTAGACGCTATGGAGGTTAACTTCTTGTCTGAGAGAGCTGTATGTACCATGGGTGCAAACAACTTCTTCTTGTTCCAAGACTAATACCTAATTCAAACTGGTGGTCACATCTTGTGGCCACTAGTTTATTTATAAATTATAATTAAATCGTATAAAATGAAAAAAGTAGAATATGTAGACAAGGTCTACAAACTCACCAGAAGTGCAGCTCCGTTATCATTCATGCTGCCAGTTAGAAACTCAAGAAGATTTCCTCTATTATTTTTTGATGAAGAAAAGGGTACAAACCGTGCATTAAGATATGCTAGGAACCAAAGATCACCATTTGAAGATGAGCAGGATGGCAACGCCATTATTGAGGCTGTTATTTTTGAAGATGGTATGTTAAGAGTACCACGCACGAATCCTGTACTACAGCAGTTCTTACATTATCACCCATTTAACGGTGTTAAGTTTATTGAGGTAAATACAGAGAGAGATGCGGAAGAAGAAATGAATAAGCTAAACATCGAGGTGGACGCCTTAGTTGAAGCAAGGGCATTAAGTATTCAACAGATGGAAACAATATGTAGAGCCGTGTTTGGCAAAGACCCATCTACGATCACTACTGCCGAGCTAAAGCGTGACATCTTGGTTTTTGCTAGAAGAGATCCGCAAGGATTTATGGATTCTATTAATGACCCAGACACTAGATTGCATGGTACTATTCATGAGCTATTGAATGAGGGATTTATTAGATATAGAAATAACAGGAGGGATGTTTACTTCAATACGGAGAACAATAAAAAGAAAATGATGACGATTCCGTTTGGAGAAGAACCTGTCCATGCAATTTCTTCATACTTTAAGACAGATGATGGAGTTGAAGTCTTGGAAGGTCTAGAGATTTTAATAGATTAGCATAAGTTTTTCTTTTCATGATTGCAAAGGGAGGTCTCAAAATGAGACCTCTTTTTTTTTAGTATCTTTGTAAAAACATTTGCAAATGATTAACTCAGTAAGAAATACGGTTTTATCTATACTGAATAAGAACAACTATGGTTATATGCCTCCATCGGACTTTAACCTGTTCTCAAAACAAGCTCAGTTAGAGATATTTGATGAATACTTTTCTAGATACAACAGGTCAATAAACCTAGAGAATGCTAGGCAGTCTGGGGATGGATATGCCGACATAAAAAAGGCAAACGAAGAGGCTATTGATGTATTTTCAGAAACTAAGTACCTAAGACAAAGCGGTAATAACAAGTTCTTTCTACCAAGCATCACCACTACTGGAGATGACTTCTACATGATTAACACGGTTGTCTGCTACACTAGTGTTTTATCTGAAGGATCAGCAACTTCAACAGTGGCAGGGTCCATTGCAGATACAAGCGCAGACTTTGTTACTGATGGCGTAAAGGTTGGTGATATTAT